CTTGTCATTGGTTAGACGATAGCCGCCCTCGTTGGCGAGCATGGACTCGTATATCGGGGAGAAATCAGCCATTACGCACACTCATTTCTTGCCCGGCTGGTAAGCATCAAGCTGACGCTCGATGGCACGTTCGATGGCAAACAGCAGGCGAGTAGCCATGTGACCTGATACCCCAGCGGCAGCGGCGCACGCTCCGGCGGGCTGATCCCATGACGAGAGAAACATAAAAATGCCCAGCCCGACAAGCCCCGAGGTGAATATCTCGCCAATCAGCTCAACGAAGTTGAACGCCCTGGCGTGGCCGCGTTTAATGCGTGCGTACCAGTTGATCAGTCCGCCACCGACAGCCATTGATAGCGCAAGCACCCACGTACCGAGCGCCCATGTTGTTGGGTCTTTGTCGGGCATTAATAAAATCTCGCGGTTGGTTTTTGTGTAAAAGCTTAAAAATGCCCACTCAAAAGAATGGGCATCAATCAGCTTTTAGGAGGCCGCAACCTTGAGCAGCTTAATTGCTTGGGTATTTCTGAGTTTCCCCCCAACGCGACGACGGACGTAGAACTTCACAAAACCCGGCGTAGTGATTTCATCGCGGGTGATGCGGGTGCCGACACGGTCGCAAATCAGATAGCCCTCGCGGAAATCGCCGAATGCCAGCGGGAAGTTACCAGCGCCAACAACCGGCATGTCTTCCGCTTCGGTAATGCCGTAGCCGAGGAATGTCGAAGGCTGGCCGGCAGTTAAAGCCGGTTGCCACAGATAAGCACCAGTCGTGTCTTTGTACTTGCGCAGCGAGGCAATAACCAGCTTATTGGTCAGCCATTGAGCATTTGCACGATAACGCGCACGCAGGGCATAAACCATATCCAGATACACGTCAGCACTGGTCGGCAGAGCCGCAGCGCCACCGGATGCGATGTATTGCAGCGTACCGAAAGCGCGTGCTGCGTCAGCGGTGGTGACAGGCGTAGGGCCAGCCAGAATGCCGGTTGGCTTCTTGGTGCCGTTGCCTGAAATGAATGCAGTGCCTTCGCCGGCATACATCGCTTCAGCGGCAGACGAAACCAGCCAGTCTTCGACGTTGAAAAACAGATCGTCAAGCGACTCTTCCGAGGCTTGCGGTTTTGCAGATGCCATGCCGAACGTGGGAGCGACTTCGGCAAGATCAGGCGTATTGGTTTGAGCGCGGGTGTCAGTTTCGCCAACCCACTCAAACGCAGCGCCATTCACGTCGAAAAGTTCCTTGTAGTCAGGACTGCCAACGGTACGAACGGTTGCAATGCCACGGATAGGCGACATCTCGACACCCAAACGGGCAATAGCGCGTTCAATGACTTCCGGTAGCGCAAATCCCCCCGCCGAGCCGGTAGAAGTGACCGCCTGAGTTGCGCGGGTTTCCATCGTCTTCTGCTTGGCTTCCAGTTGCTTCTGAGCGTTCGCGGCTTTCTGTTGGCGCTCATGGTCAGACGGGTTGCGCATCCACTCGGTGAAGGCGTGGCGATATTCAGCGGCCTCTTTGATTTCGCCGTCTTGCTTGTCGCCAGACAGTACGCCAGGGCGATTCAACTTGGCTTCAAGCGCGTCTTGCTTGGCTTTGGCCTCGTCCATAACGGCATCCATGCGGGCTAGCTTGGCTTCAAAATCAGCGGTGCTTTGGCCGGCTTTTACAGCCTCGATACGGGCGTCGTTAGTTTTCTTGTATTCGTCAAAAGCGGTTGCAATGCCTTCGACTAGCGATTTGATTTCAGTAGTCATATTTTTTCCAGTCGTAAAAAAACCGCCTCGCGGGCGGTTGTTTGTGGGTGATTCGTAGATCAGGAGAGTTTTGATCTCAGCTTTTCAAGGGCTGATTTCAGTTCGCCCATGTCGTCGGAATCACTCCGACTCGATAGGGTTTTGACGCGACTTACAAAAGCAAGCGCGTCTTGCTTAGAGAATCCTGAATCTCTCAGGACTCGTTCGGCATCTTTTAGGGTGGCAATCTCGTCAGTGGATTTAACGCCGGTAATCCTGGCTTTGGTGTTGGCCGGGAATGTAACTAATGAAACTTCCCATAGCTCCAACTCTGTCAGGCTGCGCACTTCGCCGCCTTGCGCGTATTCCCAACCTTTAGCAACGAATCCGATGGACAAGCCATTCAGTGCGCCCATTTTGGCGAGTTCGTAGGCTTCTTTGCCCTTGACCGTTCCCATTGCTAACTGGCCGCGCATATGCAGGCCATTCGCGTCTTCGGTGATGTCCGTCCATACGCCTATCGGTTGGGACGAGTCGTGCTGCCAGAGCATGGCCGGCATTGTCTGGCTGGATTTGTGCGACTTGATGGATTCGGCGAATGCGCCTTTTTGAATCACATCGTTATAGCTGTCTTTATTGCCGAATACAGAGCCATAGCCCTCAATGCTGCCGTCTTCGTTGGTCGCTTTGATTTGCAGCGCATAGGCGCGGATTTCCCGCCCATCATTACTTTTGCGCTCAAAGCGCAGGTTGTTTTTGGTCATCTTCGACTCCTTGTTCAGACGCGCCTTGCGTCATGTTCAGCGGCGTTAGCGGCTCGTCCAATCCGTCCAGCGGGTCAAGCCCTTCAAAATCGCGGATTTCGTTTCGGGTGTAAATTCCCATCTCCACCATTGTTCGTGCCCACTGAGCGCGATCAACCATGCTTCCCTGTGTCAAATAACGGGTATCGAATTCGGCGAATAACGGCCCGGCGCCATCCAGTAGCATTTCATCAATGCGCTGCGACCATGCGCGATGCCAAGGAGCTAGCGTGTGCTTAACGTGCGCCGAAAAGAAGGCTTCCGAGCTTGCAAACGTGCTGGCCTTGTCGGAATGCCCAACCATGATTGGAAAGACGCCATAAGCCCGGCAAACTTCCTCAATCTGTAGCCGTCTAGTCTCAACATGCTGCGCATCAACGCCAGTAATCGCGGTGGATTGCCACTTGGCGCTGCGGTCAAGCACCAATGGAATTCCGGCATTTTCCGGCCCGGTCTTGCGCTTCAGGAATCCAGATAGCCGCTCATGCTGCTCTGCGCTCAACGCGCCTTCAACCGAGTACGTCCCGCTTGTTTTAAGCCCGTTGGCGTGCATTGCCGCTTGGCTGCGCTCAGTGGCGATTGATAGGCCAATAGCGGCTTTTGCCAGCGTGATAGCGTTTAATGATTCGTGCCAATCCCATTGGAGGCCATGCAATACGAAAACGTCGTCGGGCGAGAATTCACCAATCAGGCCGAATTCGTCATAGCAGCGATAGCGAACCTCATAGCGGCTGATCTTGCGAACATCCCACCGGCCAGGCTCTACGGGTAGCAATTCGCTAACCCGGCCATTGCCGCCGCGTACCTTGATAGACAAGCCAGTCCCGGTAAGCGCCGCGTGTAGCGTCATTTGACGACGCCATTCAAACGAGGTCTGCCAGGCGTTCGGACGGCGGGAAAGCAATCGGTATTCGGGAATGTTCGTCGCCTTCTGGCGAGTGCCATCCGGCAATTCCCGATAAACGTGCATTGGCGGCGTTGCGCAGCCGTCTGCAATGGCTTTAACGCAGGCCAGTACGGTCGATACTTGCAGAGCGGTCTTTTCATTGACCGCAACGCCCGCGACAATGCCGCCGCTAACACCGTCAATCAGGTTAGCTACCTGATCGTAGGTAAGCTGTGCGGCTTTGCGGCCTAGCAGTCGGTCAATGAATTTCAAAGTGTTATTCCCAGAATGATGTTTCTGTTTCGGTGTGCATGTGCATGACCCCGGTAGCCATCGCCAGCGCAACAGCGCCGTCAATTCGTCCGGTTGCCTTGCCCTTGTTCATTTTTCGATTGCCTGCTGCGTCTTGCTCGATGCGGGCGTTATTCATGCACATCGTCAAGACCGGATTCATGCCGTGCGATACCTGCTCATTCATCAGCAATTCCTCAAGCCTGTCGATTGCTGGCGCCATGTCTTTAAATCCCTGCCCAAACGGCAGCAATGGCAGATCAAGGCCGATTTCGTCCATCTCTTTTTTCAGTAGGTCGAAGCGCCAGCGGTCAAACGCCAATGCTTTTACGTCGCAGTCGGACAAAATGTCTGCGATGTCTTTAGCAACCGTTTCGTAATCAATTGACGCGCCGGGAATGGC